TCTTGCGCTGGACGCCGAAAGTTTTATAGATGTCCAGCAGCACGGTCTTACCGTCAGCATCCAACACCTGGCCGTTCAAGGCCCCCATGCGCTGGAATTCGTGAGTGGCATCCAGCTGACGGCGAGCTTTTGCCAGACGCTTGTTGACCACATCCTGCACAGACTGCAACTCGCTACGCGAGCCAAAAGCGCGAATGCCCTGGATCTCATCAGCCTTGATGGTGAAGCGTTCCGGCAGGTGCACGGTGTTGAAAGGGATCAGTTGACGCCTGGTCGCGCCGACCACCAGGCCAGAGGTACCGCGCTCACCCGCTGGCACCAGTGCCAGAGTGTCGCCGTCCTTCTCGATCTGAACAGTGATCGTGCTGATGCCCTCTTCGCGAAACAGGCCCAGGCTGCTGATGCGGCCCGGCAAGTATTCCTGATCATTGATTGCAGCGGTCAGGGAGGAAACGCTGAACGCGTCATCTTCAAAAATGGCGATATCGGCCATGGGGTACTCTCCAGAAACGAAAAATCCCGCACTCGGCGGGATGAATAAACAGGGTGATCGTCTTAGCGGACGATGATGTGGTTGACGCCCAGGGCCTTCTCGGCGGCGGGATCGAGGCCGGTCAAATGCGCTTCGCTGACTTCGGCGAGCCGCACAATTGCACGACCGCGCCTTACCACATCAGATTCGCCCAACGGTCCATAGAGGATCGCGATGGCGTTCTCGGTGCCATCCTCGGCGGTCGGCTTATACGGCGCGAATTCGCTGGTGGCAGTGATCAGGCCCAGGATCTGGCCCGGTTCTAGCGCGGCGCCGGCGGCGACGTTGATCGCTTCGCGGGAAATGTTGCCGGCGCCCTCGGACAGCAGGAACTCGCCCGCGTGCATCGATTCAATTTTCATGCTCTTGCTCCTTTCGAGGTTCCGCTCTGTGCCGCCTGACGGCTGCTCCAGATTGCGTGGGTATCGACCTGCTTGGCCTTGACCGTGGGTACGGGGTCAACATCCAACGGCAGACTGTTGTTGATTTCAAATCCGCCACCACTGCTGACCAGCTTTTCGAAGAGACGCGCTCGAACTGCGGCTTCATCGAGGCCAGCGGTGATAAATTCGCCGGTCAGTTCTGGCAACCGCGCCGCAACACAGAGGCCATGCAGCGCTTTTGCATTGGTCAGAGCAGCCTGGATCACCGCTTCGCTTTCCAGCTTGGTGGTGGCGAGCAGCGGCTCCACCAGGTTGTTGATACCTGCTGCTGCGCAACCTTGCGTGACCATCAGCGCCAGTTTTGCCGCGTCCACCACGGGAGCCGGCGCCGCTGGATCGTTCGGCTCTGGCAGTTCCACCTCTGGATCTTCATCGAGCTGAGCGAGCAGCTCAGGCGGGGCATGCTGGAAACGCTGCAATACACTTCCCTGGCCGAGGCAGGCACTTACCTTGAGGCCATCCCCCACTTCATCGGCCAGGCCAAGTGCCACCGCCTCGTTGGCCGTGAGCCAGGTTTCAGCGTTAACCATGCGCCGGAGCTCGGCCTCGTCAATGTCCGGCGCCTTGGCCTTGTAGGCCGCGATGATCGCTTCCAGCGTTTGGTCCAGTACATCGGCAACGCGGCGGAAGTCTTCCGCATCGCCACCGGTGAAGGTGTAGGGGTTGTGAATCATCAACATCGCGTTGGCAGCGATCACCACCCGGTGAGCGCCACAGACCGCGACACTGGCCGCGCTGGCCGCCAGGGCATCAATACGACCGGTGCAACGCTCGCCCAAGCGCGACAGCGCGTTGTGGATCGCCAGACCGTCAAACAGGTCACCGCCGATACTGTTGAACGCAACAATCATCGGTGACACGCCGTCATCCATGGCGCGCAGATCCTGCACGAACTGATTGGCGGTAACGCCCCAAGCGCCGATCTCGCCATAGACGAAGATCTCGATATTGCGCTGCTCGGCTTCGCCGCTGGCCTGGAGCGTGTACCAGCTTTTGTCCGCGACGTTTACCTGCTTACCAGCTTTGTCGTAAACCCGAGGTTTCGCTTTTTTGCTCATGGTTGTTCCTTGTCATCAATCGTCTCGATGGCTTCAAGAGTCGTGTAGTTGAGTCCGAGGTGTGTCGCCCTGGCGAGATCGGCGGCGTTTTCTGCGTCGACCGTTTCCGCGTCGTAGCCGGTGCGCAGCACCATCTCGCTGCGCGACGCAAAGCCCGCCTGCACTTCCATTCGTCGCGCCTGTACGTCCTGCACCGGCTGGATGTAGGCCCAGCCTTGCGGTACCCAACGGGTGCGCAGGTATTCGCGACGGCGTTGTGCGTAGTCCTCAAGCACCAGGGCGCCGGACAACACCGCCATGTCCATCCAGGCCGCCCGCACCGGACGACACAGCTGATGCACATAAACGCCAAATTGCAGCTGCTCCAGGCGCCGCCGGAACTCGTTGAGCACCACCCGGAGCGCCCGGTCGTTGACCTCGCGCATGTCGCCGGTGAGGATCTCGTAAGGCGTCCCCGAACCCGCCGCCGCAGCCATCAGCTGCTGCCGCATAAAATCCGGGTAGTTGTTGCCGGCATCTGGTGGCTTGGAGAACTCCACCTCTTCACCTGGCCCCAGCTCCTGCATGGTGCCGGGCTCCAAAGCGACCATCGGCGTGAAGCCGTCGCGGTCGACATTCAATGGCATGCCAGTCACGGGATCGCGAGGCTGCTGCATTGCCTCCGGTGCCGGTCGCTTGATGAAGCCCGCGAACAGGTTCGCCACTTCCTGCCGGAACAGCACCGCGTCGTCGTAGTTATCCAAGCTGCGCAGGCGCTTCAGCACCGGGGCCAAACGTGGGACGCCGCGCAACTGCCCGGGCTCCATCGGTTCGAAGATATGCAGCACCTGTGTTGCCGGCACGCGCACCAGTTGGTTGTAACCGGCGTTCAACGACGACGAGTCGCGGGGATGCGATAGGTACATGTAATACGCCACACGCTTGCCAGCCGGGTTGAACTCGATCCCGGCGCGGATGACGTTGCCGTTTTTGGCGGTCTCGAACTTGTCGTGAGGAACAAATTCAGGGGCCAGCGCTTGCAGCTGCAGCGGCACCGCCAAACCCTCATTCAGTCCGCGCGGCCGTAACCGCACAAAACACTCACCAGCCGTTTCAACGGTGCGCGCCACCAGGGCCTGCATGCCGTAGAAATCGGTCAGCTCATCGGTGTCCGCCTCATCCACCCAGTCGTCCCACAGCTGCTGCTTCAACTTGCGCAGTGACGCGTCATCCGTGGTTGGCCTGGGCGTGATGCCGGTGCCGATCAAGTTGCTGACGCGCTTGTCGATGACGTTGAACGCATACGGGTCGTTGCGTACTGCCGCCCGAGAGCGCGCACGCAGGTTGCGCAGTGCCGGGGTGTTGATGCTGTTGATACCGTTGTCGGTGGCTTCCCAACTGGCCGAACGACGGCCCTCCCCGGCGCCTTCGTAACTGGCCTTGATGTTCGACGGCAGCAAGAATCCGTTACGGGTCAGCGTCGGATAATGTCGGGCCATTAGATTCCCTTGCCTCCGTGGGTAAGCCGGATCACGCGAGAACGCGGCCCGGCGGCTTGGCTCAGCGACGTGCGGATCTCGTCGCGTGCCTTGAGCAGTTCGTCGATAGAGCGGTACTCCACCGTGCGGTCGCTGTAGCGCACGGTCTTTTCACCGCGTGCAATGGCGCGCTCGATGACTTCGAGGTGCTTCGGGGTAAACGACATATCAACGTCTCTTCAGGTAACCGCTGGTGGAGCTGCGGCGTTGTGGGGGTGCAGCGGGTCGCGGCTGGGCCACAGGTGGTGCAGGTGGTGCAGGTACCGGTGCAGGTTGCGACTGACGCGCCGCAACCGGTGCTGGTGTTTCGTCAGAATCAACGCGCTCGCCTTGTACGGGCTTGACGCCCAACACATCGTCGAACAAACCGGACTGAGCCAGCGCTTGGCGTACCCGCTCCCAGTCGTGTTCCTGGTAGCGGTTGATGCCCAGGTAATGCGCCATCGCCAGGCAGTACACCATCAGGTCGAGCGCTTCGTTGCGCTCGGCCTTGCCCTTGACCCACTCGATACGCTTGTAGCCTTTGACGTACCGGGCGACCTTGCGCTCGGCCACGCACTGGGCGAAGAACTCGTCCGGTAGGTCGTTGGCAAAGTGCAGAGAGCCAGGCCCGTCCTCGAAGGCGTAGCGGTTGTAGATCCAGTCCTTCGCGGTGTCGGTACCGACAAACCACAGCTCGGCGCCGCCGCGCTCGGTCTGCCCCTTCCACGTCACGTCAACCATGGATGGCCGCTGAGCGATCACCGGCTTACCGGGCTTGCTCGCCCCCTTGAGCGCGAATACGTTGCGCCAGCGCCGCACGCGGCAGAACTGGTACACCTCATCGGTGTGGTGACCACCAGAGTCGACGCCCGTCGCCAGGATCGCCAAGGCAACACCGCAGGGATGCCGGTATCGGGCTTTGAGCTTTTCGTCCAACACCGCCCAGGTACGTTCATCCGCAGGGTCGCCCCAGATCACCTGGTGGTCGACCACCCAACGTTCCATCCCAACACCAAAGCCCATCACCATCAGCTCCAGGCGGTTTGCCTGGACGTCGACGGCGCCGGTCAGCATCAGCACGCCCACCGGCATACTGCCGAGGGTGTAGGTCTCCAGTCGTGCCCGAGCGATCAGCACTTCAGCCTTGGTCTGCTCTTGCGCGCTGTCCCAGACCTTGGCGAGACGGGTGTTGTAGAACACCTGCATCAGCCCCATGTCGCCCTTGGTCTGGGCCTTCTTGGCGTCTTCGAACTCCTCCGCAAGCGAGGCCCAGTCCTTCCAGCCAATCGGAGAGTAGAGCGCATTCAGGTGGAAACCCACCGTTTTGCCATCGCCGCTGCAATGGGCACGCCACTCACCCCGGGCGAGCATGTCGGTCTTGTGATGCTCCTCGATCAGGACGTCACATTCAGGCGCGGCGCACTGGTAGTGAACCGTGCGGTAGTCCTTGCTGTAGAGCAGCCGCTCCCACTCCAGCACCTGCATATGCCCGCATGAAGGGCACGGCACGTAGTAGTAACGCTGGTCGCTGGACTCGAACAGGTCCGCGATCCGCGAGGCGCCTTTGATCGTCGGCGAGCTGGAAAAGTAGATCTTGGCATTGCGCCCGAAGTTGGTCGCCCGCGTTTCTGCAAGCACGATGGGATCACCCTCCTGGCCGACGTCATTCTCCCACCGGTCGACCTCATCGCCGTAGATGTAGCGTGCCGACAATTCGGATAGGTTGGCTGCCGAGCCCGCCGTGGTAACGTACAAGGCGCCGCCCTCGAACTCTTTGGTGTCCATGGTGTTGCGGGCGTCCCGTGAGCGGCTGGCTGCCACACGCTTCGCCAGTTCTGGGGTCGCCTTGATCGTCTTGCTGATCCGTCCGGAAACCCGCTTGGACAGGCTCAGACTGGGCAACAGCGCAAGGATGTTGGATGGCGCCATGTGGATCAGGCCGCCCATCCAGTTCAAGGCGATCTGGGTTTTCATCAACTGCGAGGCCACCATGGTGATGACTCGCCGGCACGGGTGAGCCGGTGACAAGCAACGCATGGGTTCGCGAGCGTACGGTGTCCGATCCGTGCGGTACTGGCCTGGCTCAGGGGCGCCGGTATCGCGCGGGATGCGCATGTACTCGTCGGCCCATTCGTCGATCCAGAGGTCAGGGTCAGGACGTAGTCCACGGAAATACGCCTCACGGTACGCACGGTCACCGTCAGGAAATTCCGTGGTCATAGGTCAGCTCGTTGTCATTGCTCGTTCAAGGTCGGACGAGGACATGCGCTCAGCCTCTTCCAGTGATTTACGAAGTGTCGCCGCCAGGTGTTTCTCGATGTCCCAGGGATCGGTCATGGCTGCAACCTTGTGGGACAGCTGGGGCAACAGGCCGAACAACTGGTCGCGCAGATGGCGCCCCGCGTTGTACGCCCCCATCTCGACAGCATCCCTGGCTACCAGTGAGCCCTGCGCCTTGTGCAGCTCGATCTCGGCCAGCTGCGCCAGGTTGTGTTCGCGCATGGCGCGAGCCTTCTGGAAGTCGTGGCCCTTGGCGCCGACAGCAATAGGCTGCGGCGGCGCAGCCGTGTTAGTCGGCTCGACCAGGGGGGATAGTTGGCTGTAAACGTCACGCTGGATCCGGTCCTGCTGGTGTCGAGCAGCGACGGCGGCCTTGCTGGGGTCGGCGGTTTCGACGATCAGCGCTTCAGTTGCCAGCACGTCGACCATCTTGCCGTCCGGCGACAGGACCAGGCGATTGTT